TATATCGGAGCGTCAATGCCTAATCTAAAATACGTTACGGTGAAAGAATTAACGGACTCGGATGGATTTTCAAGCGTTACTGATAATGGCGATGGCAGAGCAAGATTTAACGGGATTGCGGATGTTGGTCAGGATACGCTTATCAGGATAAAAGACAGCACGGTGGAGGAATACAACGGAGATTACCGGGTGGAGGTTTTTGATAACGCAGGCAGCTACGTAATCCTACAGGATGTGTACTACATCGGTAACGCTACCGGAACGCTGGTTTCGCTGGATTGGGTAGATCAAAATAACGAGGAACAGGTATTGCTTTTAAAGTCAGATCAGAATCTTAACTTCATAAACTTTAGCGGTATTCAGGGGGCTTGGATGCAATACGGATCACCACTTGTAAATGGGAACATAGGCGAAGTAACATTCGGGTATTTGTTTGCCACTAAGAACCTGCGAGGATCATTGGTGTTTCAGGACAATATTACAACGGATTGGGGGCTTACTTCGCGTATGCTTAATAGTGGCGTTAAGTCTATAGGACGCGCATATTTACCGGCAAAGATATACAACGACATAGATTTTCTAAGCCCGTTGCGCTACAGTTCCGGAAATGTAAACGCACTTTTTTACCCCAACAAGATTACCGGCTACGAGGATTCAAAAACAGAGTGCGCGATTGAGTTGATTAAATTGATATAGGGTTATGGCGGAGAAAGAGGAGATTATTTTAGACCTGAAAATTGATCAGGGTAGTGCTATCTCGGAACTGGAAAAGACCAAGAAAAGTATCATCCAGACAAAGGAAGAACTTAACCAGTTAACCAAAGCCTACAAGGCCGGGGATGTTACGCTGGAGGAATACGCCTCGGATTCTGTGCGCCTTGAAGGAATCCTAAAGAAGCAGCAAAGCACGTACAATAATGTTCAGAAGTCTGTAACAGGAGTTAAGACTCAACTGGACAAACTCATTGACAGCAACAAAAAAATAAGCGCAAGTTTTCAGGAGGCCGCAAACAATATAAACGTTGCCGGGGTAAACGTTGGTCAGCTTGGAAATCAGTTAAAAAGTTTGACAGGTCCTGCCGGTGTTATTACCGGTGCAGTCGCTGTAGTTGGTGCGCTTGGTGCTGCATACGCAAGATCGACAGTAGGAGCAAAAGATTTAGAGTTTGCGCAAAATCAATTAGGCATAGCCACCGGACTTCTGGCAAATAAATTTTCCGACCTTGTAAATGTTTCAAATGAAGACGGGGAAGGATTTTTAACCCAAGTAGTAAACGCGTTTCTTTTCAGGATAGATTCCAGTCTTGCAGTACAATCAAAGGTGCTTGCCTTAATCAGGCAACAGGTTGAAGACTTACAGCGTGCAGAAATTGCAGCACGCGCAACAGTAAGCGATCGTCTTGCTGACAATCAAGAGCTATTAACTCAGGTTCAAGATAGTCAAACAAGCTATAATGATAAACTGCATCTGACTTTTGAAATGATTCAAAACATCTCAAAAAATGAAGATGATCTGCTTGCAATAAAAAATAAACAATTACAATTTGCCGAGAAGCAGTTAGCAGCAGACACAGAAAATGAGGATAAACAAAAAATTGTTCTTGAAATTAATCGTGAAATATCCAATATCCAAAAGGATGCTGAGCGCAGGCGGCAGGGTATTTTACGCCTTGAATCAAACATAACCGACCAGTACAACAAACAACTTGAGGCGCAAAAGAAAGCCGCAGCGGATCAGGAGGAAGAACGCAGGAAAACATTACGCTCCGATGTAGAAAAGCGCGGGGCTGGCGGTAGTTCCATTTCAGACATAGCGAACGCGAGAGGCACTGCAAAGCTCGATGCCAAGTTAGCCGCGCAGCAGGTTAAAATGGCTGAGCAAACCGAGGAGCAGAAACGCGAGGCCGCTTATAAAACGTACCTTTTTAAACAGCAGTTAGCGGAACAGGAATTAGCTATGACGGCCTCTTTGCTTGGGCAGGCATCGGCTTTATTCAGCGAACAAACGGCACTTGGAAAAACACTCGGGATAGCAAACGCAACGGTTAACACCTATCAGGGTGCCACCCTTGCACTGGCTTCATTACCGCCTCCTTTCTCGTTTATTCAGGCAGCGTTGACCATTGCTACCGGTCTGGCAAGCGTGGCCAAGATTACCGGGGTAGCGGCAGCAGGCGGTGCAGACTTTACAACCAAAGGGCCTACCATGCTTTTAGTGGGTGACAATCCTGGCGGCAGGGAACACGTCACAGTAAAGCCGCTTTCCGGGCGTGGTAAAACACGCTCATTTGGGAAGAACGGAATTGCGGCAGCCGGTGGCGCGGACTTTATCGCTGACGGAGGAGCATCCAAAAACGCGGCAGTTTCCGAGACCAACCAGACAATACTTTTTGCTAACGCTTTGAAGGCTATGCCTGAACCAGTTGTAAGCTGGACTGAGGGGGAGAGAGTCGGAAAGCGCGTGAGAATAAAACAGCAGTTATCTAAAGTTGGAGGCAGGGCATGAACAAACTATTGAAATTCAGCCGGAGTTATTGGGAAATGGCGAAGGCTTGCGGTGGGGCGAAGGACGATGTTTTGCGTGACTACGACATTCAAAAAGAGTACGCATCTGGTAAAAGCATGGGCCAATTGTCCATCCGCTACAATCTTTCAAAGGCGCAAATTTCGCGAATTGTAAACGATAAATAGTTACGTTGCAACGTAACGCTGCTAAAACACGGTTAGTACATAGCCTATTTTTACAGGCATGGAAGGCCATATTTTCACAGACGAAGTAATTGATGAGAATTACCCAAAGGTAATTAAGGCTCAGTTATCTCGTCTTGGACGAGTTGATAGAATCATCCATCACATTTCTTCACCCGGTGGTGATTGTTACGCGGGTTACGAAGCGTACCACATCCTCAAGAACTACGGTAAGCCAATCACATCAATAATCGAAGGCCAGGCGCAAAGCATGGCTACGTTCATGGCATTGGCCGGTGATGAAATTGAAATCCTTGATCCGTCCGTGTTCATGATCCATAACCCGCACATGGGTACGCAGGGCGATGCGGACGCGCTTCAAAACGGGTCGGCAGAACTTCGCAAGATTGAGGACGCAATGGCGCAGGCGTACGCCAAGCGCACAAAAAAGACCGTTGAAGAAATCAAAGCAATGATGAAAAAGGAAACCAGGTTTACGGCACGAGAGGCTGTAGATGCAGGTTTTGCTGATCGCATTGTATCACACAAGCCTTTAAGCACAGAACAATATTCACAATTAAGAGCGGTTGCGCTCGGCAAAACAACTATGGAAGGAGATAAAACAATTCTCGACAAGATTCAGGACGGCTTAAACACTATCCTGACAAAACTCAGCCCCCCTGCCGAAGGCGCAATTCAGGCAGACGCGACTACTACACCGGTAGTAACCCCTCCAGCACAGGCCCCCAAGTCTTTGGACTTGGCATTGAAGGACGGCAGCATGCTTACGGTAATGACCGAAAACGGTGATCTGGTTGGAAAAACCGCTACCGTAAACGGCTCACCGGCACCTGACGGAACGCACGATTTAGGTGATGGGCGGCAAATTGTTATTTCAGGCGGTGTTATTACCGAGGTCATGGAACCAGAAACACCTGAGCAAAAGGCCATCCGCGAGGCAACCGAAAAACTTGCGGCCGCCGAAGCTGAAAAGCAAGCCTTACAGGCGCAGGCCGAAGTGGTGAAAAAAGAACTTGAACAAAAAGCGGCTGCGCTTGCGGCTGTAAAAACAGAAGTAGAAAAACTCAAAAACGAAACAGTAGGATCAGACGAACCAACCCGGGCGGTAGCCATTGGAATTATGAAAACAAAAGAAGAAGAATTAAAACTGTATGCGACCCGTACGTTCATCGCGGACAACATGCCGCACATGGAACGTTATTACAAGGGTGGTAAATTCAAAGATGGCACCCGTTTCGTGGACTATCGTACCGGTAGCCCTAACGCGGTTTCGATTCTTGAAACGAACCTTTCCTACACATGGGATGGTATTCTGGAAACCGAACTGTTTTTCAAGCCTACGCTTGGATCCCCTGCGCTGGCCGACATTTTCATGATCGACACAGGCGCGACCGACAAGAAGGTATACCACATCGCCCCGGTGATGAACAAGGTATTAAAGCCTTACACGGGCTGCGATCAGTCCGTAACCGGCTCCGCCTTCCAGATCACATCAAAGGCAATTCAGTTGAAGCCTTTCGAAATGTACGAAGGATGGTGTAAGGACGACTTTACCAAGCAACTCCAGGGACAGTACAACATTCTGTCACAGCAGTGGCTCAAAACCGGTACCGAATCTTTCGACCCGGCAGGCACACCGATCGACCGGATCATCGTTAATTCGCTCAAGGATGCCCTGAGACGCGACATTTTCAGACGGGTGTCATTCGGTCGCTCTGGTAACGCATCGGCTGACTGGAACCAAATTACAGGCTTGTGGCCGGCATTGATTGACAACTCAGGCGGTTCTAACTACTGCGTATACCGCGCATCCGCTACAAACGGAACCGGTGCGGTAGGATTTGGAACCGGTACGCTTGCCTCCGGTGCTGCGTTGCTTGCCCTGCAAAGCGCATACAACAACTCTCCTAACCTTTTGAAACAGGAGGTTATCGACAGTGGCCGCGCGCAGTTTGTGGTTACCCGTTCAGTATGGGAAAACTACTACGACACGCTGGTGGCAAACGGATCGATCAACTCGGCCTCTGACAGCCTGTACGAGAACTTGCAGAACGGAATCACCACGTTGAAATTCAAAGGTGTTCCTGTGATCCCGGTAACAATTTGGGACGACTTCCTGGCGGATTCAGCTAACCCGCTGTTCGCTACGACTCGCCATCTGGTTGCGCTGACAGTAAAAGAAAACCACGTTCTCGGTATTGAAAACACCGCAGACCTCGGAAAAATCGATTCATGGTTTGAGAAGAAGGACAACAGACGCTACTACCGTTCAAACATGGTAATGGGCTTCCTTCCTTCAATCCACTGTGATCTCACAACTATCGTTTACTAATTATGGCAGGCACTTGTAAAGCATCCTCAGGACTTGGGTTTAGTTGCACCGATCTTTTAAAGGTCGGTGGAACAACCCCGTTTTTTTGGATCGGATATATTTCCGACTTATCGTCCCGGATTTCTTTGCTGCAAACTGCTGATATTAATACACTCAGCTTCGCTGCTTATGGCGGCCTGCGCAGAATGGAGGGCAACAAGTTTGCGCATTCTGCCGGTTATACCATGAACGAAGTGGCCGGAGGAAACAAGAACTACACCCACACCGTAGCGGTGAAGGTGGTTTCGGATTCCACGGCTGACGATGTAATCCTGCAAAACCTGTCTTTGGGCAATGATTTGTTTATCATCATCCCGGATGGAAACGAGCAGATTTTCATCTACGGAGCAGGAGCGGGGTTAAGAGTATCAGCGAACACGCAGAACACCGGGGCAACAGGAGACAGCGACACCACCTATCAGGTAACGTTTGAAGGCACAGAAAAAACAATGCCTTTGAGATTTGCTAAAGGTGGTGGGTATTCAGCATCGATTGCATACCTACAGTCTGTAGAGATTTAAGAAAACTTTTTTATATTTGACTCATGGTCGTACAGCCAGTGAGGATTTTTTCAGAGGGAAGCACATGGGAGCGGGTTGTACGGCCTTAACCCAGTTGCGTCCCTTTTGTATTTTATGACCCCGGAGCGTAAAGAAGAACTAAAGCGGAATCTTGAACACACCAATAAAACCGGTGCTGACTTTATTTCCATTGACGACACCCCGGAATGGCGCGAGGCCTTTGCTGCGTACAACGAAATCCACAAAACCAACCTAACCACAAAGAGCGGCTGCTCAAGATGTTTCATTTCTGTAAAGGCGTGGCTGTATGAAAACGCTTGACTTCATACAGATAATCTACAAAGAGGAACAGCGCGAAAAGTGCTATCCGTGGACGCAGAAATACTTTAACTACGAACTGACCGATTACTTTGAGAACTCGGTAATCGCTAAGATTGTACCAACGCTGAACGCGGATTATATCTCGGTTTGTTCCTGGCGGCTGGCCCAAAAAAGGGGCGATACAATCATAAATTTAAACGGTGATTTGTCGCTAACGGAAGAAAAAATACTATCACATGATTTCGATATTGCGGTACTTACTCCGCGCGGCCCTCGGCATCTTCCTCTGGCTATGGCTTCTGAGTGGCATGGCAAAGCGTGGGATGAAGCGTTTACTGTATTCAAAGCAGAGTTTTTACCTACAGTCGGTATTGCGTGTCCTGATGAATTAAGCAAAGCAATCTATGAAAACCACTTCATCGCCAAAAGAGAAATTTACCAAGATTATGTTGTTCAATGCTTACGGCCTGCAATACAGCATATGCGGGGAAATACAATCTACTATGCGAATAGCGGATATATTAATAAAAAGCGGGATCAAGAAGAAATCAAAAGCTACCAAGAAAAGAGCGGCCGCCAGGACTGGCCGATCTCAGTCTTTGTCTTAGAACGACTATTCAGCATTTACATAGAAGGGAAACCGTACAAAATTATAAGCCTCTGATGATAAGCCTCTGCATAACCTCCTACAACCGCGACCAAATGACAGTAGATTCATTTGCGCAGGTATTGAATGACGACCGTATTTCAGAAATCGTAATCGTTGACGATCATTCAGAAGAAACCATTTTCGCAAACCTGCAATTCATGGTAAACGGAATGGACAAGGTAAAGCTGTTCAGGAATCCTAAAAACCTGGGCTGCTACCACAATAAGCGTATGGCGCTGGAATGCGCTAGTAATGAGTGGGTTATACTGTTCGATTCGGATAACATCATTGGAGTTGATTATCTAGATTCAATACCTACCTACGGGAAAAAAGATATAATATTTCAGCCTGAATGGGCGCGCCCTCACTTCGACTTTCGGGCATACTCAGGCAAATTATTTGACCAAACTGTAGTTAAAAACTACATGCCGCAAATGACTTTCCAGACCATGCTTAACGCGATGAATTTCTTTGTGAACCGCGCTGAATATCTGCGCGTATTCGACACAACAAAAGAAGAACCGTGGACAGCGGACAGCATTTATTTTAACTACCTTTGGTTAAAGGCTGGCAATTCAATCTACGTTACTCCAGGAATGCAATACGAACACCGCGTACACGATGGCTCACACTACAAAAACAACGTGCATAAGACCGGTAATTTTTATAACGAAGTCGTACAAATGCTGAAAGAATTATGAGCGTATCTGCAATGTTAATTGGGAGGCTTGGAAATTCTTGCTTCCAGATAGCGGCTTCAATTGGGTACGCTCGTAGATACGGCTATGAATGGGCAGCGCAGGTTTACCCACACAACAACGAAAGCGCAATTCACCGGGTATTTCCAAACCTTCCAAAGACAGACGAACGCGGAATAAGCTATCAGGAACATCCATCTGATTACTGCCACCAGCACCACACGCATTACGATCAGTGCCACTTCAATTACCACGACATACCGGACATGGGTGGTAATGTTTTCTTTCGGGGATTCTTTCAGTCTTACAAATACTTTGAGCATTGCAAGGAAGAAGTAAAGCAGGTTTTTAAACTGGATCACATTTCGGGGTACGAGGATTATGTTTCCATCCACGTAAGGCGCGGGGATTATGTTCAGCATTCAGGAAGTTTCCCGCCTATTACTATAGATTACATTGAAAGCGCAATATCAAAATTGTTGCCATACATTGGTTTACGAAAATTTCTTGTATTCTCTGACGACATTGAATGGTGTAAGAAAAATGTAACTACACCAAGAGCAACTTCTGCAATAGAGTTTTCAGAAGGCCGTAACGAACGGGATGATCTTTCATTGATGGCCTCATGCGGTCACCATATCATAGCAAACAGTACATTCTCCTGGTGGGCAGCATATCTCGGACACAACCCGGACAGAATTGTAATAAGCCCATCGGCAGAAACTTGGTTTGGCCCTACGGCAGGCGTAAAACAGCCGGTTCATGATCTCATACCAAAAGAATGGATTCAAATACACACACGATGAAAAAAGCATTAGTCGCTGGCGGGGCTGGATTTATAGGCCACCACATGGCGAGAAGATTAAAGGCGGAGGGCTACCATGTAACCGTAATCGATATAAAAAAATACGAGTATGGAGAGGTAGACTTCTGCCACCAATTTGTAGAGGGTGATTTGAGGCAGTACGAATTGATTTACGACTTTGTAAAGCATACTGCCTACGATGAGATTTATACCTTTGCATGCCAGATGGGCGGGGCTGGATACGTGTTCACCGGGGAAAATGACTCGGATATTATGCACGATTCGGCACTTATCAACCTGAACCTATTACACGCGCTTAGGCAGACGAATTTTAAAGGCAAGGTATTTTACTCGTCCTCGGCTTGCATTTATCCAGAGGGCTTACAAAGCAGCGTATTGAACGCAGGGTTAAAAGAATCAGATGCCTACCCGGCAAACCCCGACAGTCAGTACGGATGGGAGAAGCTATTTAGCGAAAGGCTGTTTTCGACCTTCGCCAGGAATCATGGCATTAACATAAGGATAGCCCGTTTCCATAACATCTACGGGCCAGAAGGAACATTTACAGGGGGTAGGGAGAAGGCTCCGGCTGCAATGTGCAGAAAGGCGATATTATCAAAAGGTGAGTTGGAAGTGTGGGGTGATGGTGAGCAGACGCGGAGCTTTCTTTTTATTGACGACTGCATTGATGTGGTCAGGCTTTTAATGAAGTCAAATTTCACTGAACCGATTAACATTGGATCAGAGGAAATGGTAAGCATAAACCAGCTTGCAAAGTTGGCGATTTCATTCACCGGCAAAGAGATAAAAATCAAACACGTAAAATCAAACGCGCTCGGTGTTCGTGGTCGTAATTCGGATAACACGCTGATTCGTAAAGTGCTTGGGTGGGAGCCTAAATACTCGCTGAAACAAGGAATGGAGATTACTTTTAACTGGATCAAACAAAGATATGAGTCTGCATCCTGACGAACGCAAAGCAGCATTAACGCTATTCCCTTACTTCAGTAAAAACCCTGTAGTATTTGACGTGGGTAGTAACAAGGGTTTTTGGTCTGACATTCTCGTGCATAATGTACATAAAATGTGTTTATGGGAGCCTAACAAAAGGCTTCTTACATACACAATGGTCAAATACGATTACCTGAATAACGTTGAATATCACGAATGTGCGTTATCAAATGAGAGTAAAGAGAATGCCGACTTCTGGTACTTCACTAACTCAAACAACGGTTTATCAAGTCTTATTTATAATCAGCACTGGGTAGACGAAGGATTGCCCATGAAACACGGACAAGTTTTTCAGGTAAGTATTGATGATTATTATAAGCCACTTCGTAAAGAAATGATCATTGACTTTTTGAAAATTGATGTTGAAGGGGCAGACTTCTTGGTATTGCTTGGTGCCGAAAAATTGCTCCGTGAAAAGCGCATCAAGTTTATCCAGTTTGAGAACAGTGCGCACCTTAAATTAGCCGGGCATAGCCTACAGGACATACTTGATTACGTTACCCAGTTTGGATATGACATCTACGATTTTGACGGACACACTTTCAGAAAAGCATTTTACTCACCAAATCCAGAAAACCTTTACATCATGGATGCAGAATTTACACAGGATTGGAACGGAGAGTTCCGAAAGAACACCAAAGGATTAAAGGTAGATTTTGCCCTTGAGATTGGCTGCTTTGAGGGAATGACCTCCCGCTACATCTGCGACAACTTATTGAATCCTGGAGGCCGTATGATAGCCGTAGACCCCCTCACGGACGAGTATCTGCCCGGACACCCTGACAACGATATGTTTGTTGGGCAATATGACCGGTTCATCCGAAACACGAGAAACTACCCGGTAGAATTAATCCGTAAAAAAAGTTCAGAGGTTTGGGATCAGCTAAAGGATTACAGGTTTGATTTCATCTACGTTGATGGAGACCATACTTCAGAAGCGGTGTATCAGGATGGATGTTTAGCATTTTCACTTTGCAAGCAATACGGCCATGTGCTGTTTGATGATTACGATGGGTACCGGGACGAAACAAAGCGCGGCATTGATCGGGTTTTAAGTCAGTTTGCTGGCGGCTATGAAGTGGTCCAAAGAGGCTATCAGATTATGATAAAAAAACTTATCCCACATTAGAAATGGACTTAATACAGGACAGCTACATCAGCTACGTTAATCTAACTCACAGGGAAGATCGATTAACACACATGCGCTCGCAACTTGAGCGGATTGGATTACGCGCAATAAGGCAGCAGGGGTTTCCGTGGATTGAAACGGATCACATGAACCCAAAGTATTTAACCATGAAGAACAGGACACCGGGCGCGATTGGTTGCTTTCTTTCTCAAATGGAGATAATGAAAAAGGCTTTGGATGTTCACGCGCATGCGTGGGTGATGGAGGACGACCTCGTATTCTGTCAGGATTTCAATGAGCGGATAAAAAACATGGGGGATTTTTTGGAAGGTCGTGAGTGGGACATTCTGTGGCTTGGAGGTACCTTCCACACCCCCGCCTTTTGGCATCCGGTAGGCCAGTCTAAGATGCCACCTGATTGCAGCGCACAACTTGGAAAGGACTGTGAAACAACGGACGACCCGCGCATGATACGAACGTATGCAGCCTTTTGCACGTATGCCTACATTGTTAACCGGGATTCAATCCAAAAGGTATTGGACATGCTTGAAGGCGATATAAGCACGTCTATCGGAATCGACTATTCCATGATACGGATGCAGCCTAAATTGAACTGCTTTGCTTACGTGCCGGGGTCGGTAAAACAGATCGATAACCAGTCGGACATCGGATCCGGCATGACTATCTTTAGCGGGTTTTCAAGGCTTAACGGAACGGAAGAAAACTCACGCTACTGGTATCAGGATTACGCTATGGACTTTGACCCAACAACATTTAATTTCAACAAATGATAAAGTATCGTGCAAATCTTCACCAACTACTTCCAAAAGACGCTGTAACTGTGGAGGTTGGAGTAGCCGAAGGTTTATTCTCTCATGAAATTGTTTCACAATGGAGGCCAAAACTTCACTACTGCATCGATGTTTGGGAACACGTACCAAATCAGAAAGGTGACGGAAACAGCCCGCAATCATGGCACAATTCAAACTATGAAAATGTGTTAAGATTGCTAGAGCCATACCTTGACAAGGTTATTTTAATGAAGGGAATCTCCTGGGACATGGCTATAAACATCCCTGATAACTCGGTGGACTTTATCTCTATCGATGCCTGTCATTCGTATGAATGCGTAAAACAGGACATTGCAGCATACTGGCCGAAGCTAAAAAGTGGTGGGGTAATTACGTTCCATGATTATAGCTCACCAGAATACGGTGTGAATCAGGCTGTGAATGAGTTCGCGGCAGCTAACGGATTATTGGTTAACTTCCTTCCAGAAAATTCACCGGCTGATGCCGGGGCTTACATTGTAAAACCTTAAAAATATGTTAATAGACTTCCGTACACTTTTCCCAAAGTATGGGATAAAACCGACAGGCGTACTACATCTCGGAGCCAATATTGGAGAAGAATTTCCGGTTTATAATGAACTTGGAATCCGAAAACAAATTTGGATTGAAGGGAATACAGACATTTTCCTGAAACTGAAACAGAACATTTCGAGCAACCCGGATGCGGTCGCGCTGAACTACGTTGTTGGGGATGAGAACAAAGAGGTTACGTTCCATATCTCAAACAACGGCAGCCAGTCCAGTTCAGTTTTGGAACTTGGGACACATAAGCAGGCGCACCCGGAGGTTCATTACGTGGCGCACATGCATGCCCAAATGAGAAGGGTTGATACGCTTGAATTAGACCTCTCAGGCGTTGATTTTCTCAACGTTGACCTCCAGGGCTACGACCTCAAAGCAATCAAAGGAATGGGCTATTTACTGCGTCAGTTCAACTGGATTTACATGGAGGTGAACAAGGAGCCGCTTTATGAAGGCTGCGACCTGATTGATTCGGTGGACTTGTTCATGATTGCTAATGGATTCAGCCGGAAGGAGACGATTTGGTGCGGTAATACGGGCTGGGGCGATGCGCTTTACGTTCGTGAGCGATGAAAGTACACGCATACGTGATGGCTTGGCGGGAGGCCGAAACAATCGCGCTGACCATAAAGCACTATCAGCAATTCTGCGATAAAGTCATTTTGCTCGACAATTTCAGCGATGATAACACCCGGGAGATAGCGGAACAAATGGGGGCAGAAGTGCGCCTATTCGGGATTAAGGGGGTTTTGGATGATAGGGAGTACACTAAGATAAAAAACAACGTCTGGAAGGAATCCGATGCAGATTGGGTTATTGTGGTGGATGCGGATGAGATATTATGGGATGGTGAGCCTGATATTAATTCTTATCTGATAAACTTTCTTCTCTTTGATGCAAAGGAAAAAGGTTATACAATCATAAAGCCTCAAGGCTGGCAGGTGGTTTCACGAGATATGCCAAAAGAAAACTGGCTTGAGATTACCAACGGTTTTGCCTACGATCAGTACTCAAAGCTGTGCTGCTTCCGTCCGAAAGAAATTCAGGAGATAAACTATGTCCACGGGTGCCACGTTGCAAATCCAAAAGGAAAAGTAAACATACTTGAAACTGGAGTTCTTTTTCATTATCGAAACGTAGGCGGCCCGGAACGATTGGTTAAACGCCACGCGTTGTACCGGGAGCGTATGAGCGAATGGAACAAGCGCTGGAACGCTGGGGGACATTATTTGTACGAAGATCAACAAAGAAGAAAAGAATGGGAAGAACAATTCAATGGCTCAAGACCGTTTGCTTCGCTTGGTACCGGGTTATCTTTGCCAGACACCCAAAGTCCAAAGAACGACTAAAGATTTGCCAGACCTGCGAGCATAGACGCTGGAAGGTTTGCGGCCTGTGCGGCTGTCCGCTTATCAGCCTTTCACAGCTTGACGATGGCTGCGAAAAGAACAAATGGTTGCGTTAAAATGCAACGCTAAAAGGTAGCGGGCTGCAAATGGGTAAATTTGCCTATGCCCCGTAAAAAACCCGTAAAAATCCCTAATCCGACCGCTTTTTCCCTTAACCCGGTTGCAGCGATTGACCTCACGGAACGCCCGGAAGCGGTCATAAAGCGCGAAGTTTCAACGTGGGGACAGATCGACACCAAGTACGAAACAATCATTTACGGTGAGGGTGACAACCTGCCGCAAAGAATAGCGCAAGCTGTAGCAGAAAGCCCGGCCACACTGTCCTGTATCAACACCGTTTCCAAGTACATCAAGGGTTCAAAGTTCAGTTCTGAGGCTTTAATGAAGCTCAAAATTGACAAGTACGGTACAACCCTTTGGCAATTTCATACCAAATTATGCGATACGCTGGCCCTGTTTAAGGGGTTCTCCGTAAACTTTAAATTTAGCCGGGAAGGGAAGATTACCAACGCCTACCCGCTGGCTTTCGAAAGCTGCCGGTTGGGCAAGCCTGACGATCTGGGGTTCATCAACAGTGTAAAATTCAACCCGTATTTCGGTTATCCGCGCGTCCAGCATGACGATAATACAGAAACTTATCCGCTATTTGATGCCAAAGAAGTGCGAAATCAGATTGAAAAAGAGGGCAAGAAGTTCAAAGGCCAGGTTTACTACTACGGAAAAACAAGCCCGGTTTATAAGTTCTACCCGGTGCCGGAGTATTGGAGCGCGAAAAACTGGATTAACATCGATGGCCGGATTCAAGAGTTCCACTCAAGCAACTTGAACAAAGGATTTTTCCAGACGCTTGTTTGGTATGTAATCGGGGATCCGATGGCGGAAAGTCCCGATCCAAAACACTGGCGCGAGTACACCGATGAAAACGGGGTAAAAAGACGTGAAAGCACAAAGACTGTAGGCCAGGCGTTCAATGAAACGATGGCTCAAACCTTTGCCGGGTCAAATAAAGCCGGTGGCGGGATTGTTCAGTGGTCGCAAAATAAGGACTCCGCCACGCGCATGGAGGCTGTTCCAACCAATCAAAACCATGATTTATTCACAACGCTACAGGATTTAACCACCAAGAATATCACCGTAGCCACACAGGTTCCGGGGATTCTGGCAAACATTTCAGAGGGTACAAATCTCGGTTCCGGTGGTTCTGAAATTCAAAAGGCAGTAGAGTTGATGCAGTCCAACACTAAAGAGGAAAGGAATCTACTCGAGCAGTTCTACAATGAAGTACTGTTACCCAACCTTGCAACGCCTGTAAATGAAGTGGTCGAGATTGTGAACTATACCCCGGTGACGGTTCCGGTAGAGATTGACGACAAGTTTTGGGAGGTGATGGATCAGGACGAAAAGCGCGACTTTATCCGCAAAAACGTCCCTGGAATTACCCTGAAAGAACCTACAGTTCAACCGACCGCACCAACAGTTGACCCGGTAACCGGTGAGGTTACACAGGTACAACCACAGCAATCTAATGAGGCTTTGAGAAATCTTAATCTCAACGACATTAAGCGTCTTTCAAAAATAGCTGCGCAGTATACATTAAAGCAGTTAACATATGATCAGGCAAAACAATTACTTTTGGGTTATGGTTTAACCGAGGCGGATATTGATTCTTGGCTTACTAAACCAGAGGAATTATGACAAACTTAATCCCACTATCATACCTTAACGAGGTTTGTTTTTTGTCACTCAACGAGGACGACAAGAAATACCAAATGGCCTTAGATCAGGCGCAGGACACGCTTGTGGAAGTTATTGGTATTGAATGGTACCAAGAACTTTTAACGCAGTACGATGCAGACACGCTATCAGCCGACAATGATGCATTTTACGAGGATAGCGGCCTGAAAAAATACCTTGCTTGGCAGGCGTATTTTAACTACTTGAAGTTTGCGAACGTCAACGCAACGCCTACGGGGATCAGGACTTTCAATGACGAAAACAGCGCATTGGCTACAGATATTCAAATGTACTCACTTGAAAAGAATGTTCTTTCAAACGTGAACCGGTACAAAGGAATGATGGTAAATTACCTCGCGCTGGCGCAAAGCAAGGATTCAACAAAGTACCCGCTATACCGCGAAAGATGCAGGGATGAGTACTCATTCGGAATTACTCCGATTGACAAAGAATCTAATGCCATGTTACGGATAAATAAATCAATGCTGAGAAATGAGTAAGCAAGCTACATTTGACCCGGCAAAGAGATTAGACCTGTACTTTCGGTGCAACCGGTCGGGTAGCAAAGATTTTGTATTTGCGTACTCGGACGGAACGCCTTATTCGTTCATTTATCAGGAGTTTACTTTTAACATCTACAGGAGCCAGGGGGAGCGGAAAGTATTGATTACGCTGCCATTGGTTTACGCGTCAAACACCCTGACCACTTCAATCACAAAAGCCCTGAGCAACATTAACGAGGGGGAATACTACTACGAACTTTACAATACAAACACTGAAGAAACATGGCTTTGCGGTGATGCTAATTTTCACAACGGGAAATTTGACGGTGTTTCAACAGATAGCAACGCTTTAACTGTACAAATTAACGGTGAAACAATCGCCATTAGTGTAAGTGCTGTATCGGGTTCTTCAAATGGCGTTCAGTCTATTGTTGCAGGAACAAACGTATCAGTTGACAATACCGACCCACAAAACCCGGTTGTTTCAAGTACTGGCGGGGGAGGATCAACCGATTTAGAGTTTACAATCCCAAATATAACAATGACCGGAACCTATACGCTTTTGTCTACGGACAATGGCAAGGAGGTCATTTTGGAAAGAAACTCACCAATTACTCTTGTGCTTCCGGTATTGACGCAAGGGTTTAACTGTACGGTAAGACGCAGAGGATCGGGTACGCTTACTTTTTCAGCGTCAGGAACTACAATCACAACAAGCTCGGGCGACTTAACTGATTCAGGAGAAAATGTAATCATGGCGGTAAGCTATGAATCTACAACGGAAGTAATGGTTGACAATGGAACAAATCCGGTTGCCACCGTTCCAACGCTTGCGCAAGTACTTGCTTCCGGTAATGACGCTAACGCACTGAAAATAACAAATCTTGCAACGCCTACAAATAGTAGTGATGCCGTTACAAAGAGTTACGCGGATGGATTGGTTGCCGGAGTTCCAACATCGAGAACAATTAACGGTCAGGACTTAACGCAAAACCGAACAATACCACATTCAATCCTTTACCGCAGGGATGGACAAAGCAGGCATTACTCAAACAATCTATTTACAGCAACACCTGGAACAAGCGTATTAGCATTAAATACGCTTAGGGCTTATCCGTGGATTGTTTCTAAATCTTTGACTTTTGACACAATAGATTCTACTGTTTCGACCCTATTAAATCCATCCAATTTTAGAATAGGAATCTATACAGATGACGGTAATGGCTATCCAGCATCTTTAGTTGCCGGTAGTGACATACAGGCTTACGATGGATCAACAGCAACTAACAAACTTGGAACCCCGGCTTCTCCTATTACGCTAAGCCCCGGTCTATATTGGATTGCAATAAACTCTAACGCGGCAGGCCCCACATTACGCGCATGGCCAAACGTTTCAATACCGCACGTTCTTGGACTTGCTGCCGGGGCAGTTGGTACGACCCAAAGCGATCAGCAAGTAGGATGGACTGTTTCACAGACTTTTGGCGCAATGTCATCTACCTTTCCGGCAGGAGCAACGGCATTGCTTTCCTCTGCCGCTAACTGTCCAATTGTAAAAGTTCGCACAACATGAGTTTAAGGAGGGTAACATCAAGCGTTGAAAGGACTGATCCATACACCCCACTGGATTACACGAATAATTTATTATACGATTTTGTCTTTACTCAAAACTTTGTAGCTGACACAAACGGAACTGATTACGATTCGGTTACTGATTTGGTTAGCGGATTACCATTATCTGCAACACTAACAACGGAGGATTTAGCTGTAGATGGAGTTCTCCAACTGACCATTGATGGGCAGGGGTTTACAATTAACAACAACAATCCAGGGCTGTCCGCAACTGATGTTACTTTTGTTTTCTGCCTTGCGGCCGATGCGCCACACGCAGAATCCGCAGGTATAATTTTATTTGACAATCTCGCGCCTGCTCCAAGGGTAATTTTACAGTTTGAAACGTCTAATTCGGATTCAAATTGCCGCGTTCAATGGAACTCAGTCGAAAAATCATTTGGAGCCGGCGTTACCTTTGATGACCAGTTCAGGGC